ATTTGGTGCGTTAGTTCAGTTGGTTAGAATACATGCCTGTCACGCATGGGGTCACGGGTTCGAGTCCCGTACGCACCGCGTATAACACTTATAATAAGGAAGTTTTATAAAAAACACCCGGAAAAGTACCCATTATTCACTTTTCCGGGTGTTTTTTGTCTGTTTTTCTGCCGGAACTCTCGGCTTACCTTCTATTTTTAACAATTTTATAGCGGATGTAAAAGCCCGCCGCAAGAACCGCCGCTAACCCTATCCCGCTAAGTACCCAAAGAAACGGGTTCGTTTTCGGGTACTTTTCTTCTTCGGTCTGCGCGGTTTCCTTTGTTTCCGCTTCCGCCGTCGTCTTCTGCGTTTCGGTAACTTCCGTTTCCGTAGCGGTAGTAACGCTTGTTTCTGTCGTTTTTTGCTTATCGCCGTTTATAACGATGCGTCCGGTAGTCAGCGACTTTACGTTAGGCGGTTTCTTCAATCCTTCAATAGCCGGGAACAAATCCGTATTATGCCGCAGGGAGGTGTCTGATTGCCCTTCTGCCGTTTCGCTGGTTTTCCGGGTTGGCTCTCCGTTTGCCATTTCCAATGCCTTGCGCATGTCTTCATTAAACGCGCTGTCGGCTTTTTGAAACTGTTCTGCAAAGCGGTTCGGCTTTTGTCCTTCCGGGTAATACTCCACTTTTGTAAACTCTATAACTATGTTTTGCTTCTCGTTGCTTCCGGTAATAGCCGTAGTGTTGGTGGTTGTCCGGTCTTCCGTTCTCCGGTTTCCTTCCGTAGTTGCTGTTAGCTGGCTTTCCGCCGCCAGCTTTCCCTTACGGGTACTTCGGGTACTTGCGCACCCGAAAACCAACAGAAGCAAGAATAGGGAAAGCATGGCTAAAACAAATCTTCTCATACGTCTGTGAAATTTAGAACTTTGTCCTTCCCCTTCTTGTTAAGGGTAAGGCTTCCATAGTTTATACAATTAAGCCGGGATAACCACCCTTTCTTGAAAACCATCTGCGAAGGGTCGCGCTTTATAATTCCTTCAATAAAGGAAATACGGGCGCGTTTTATGTCTGCAAACAGTTCGCGGGCGTTCCTTCCGTTCATCGCGGCTAAGGTCTTTTCGCCTACTATGCCGTCCACGCTTACCCCTAAAATTCGCTGTACTCCGGTAATGCCGTTCTTTCCCGAAGCCCAAACCCAATCCACTACCAAGTTGGCGACGGACTGGCTTTTTATCCGGTCTGCCTTCCATCTGTCCCAATAGTGCGGCTTCATCACGCGGCTAACCGCGTCTTCTTCGGTTATCAAACGCAAATCTTCCACATCTATATCGCCGTCGCCGTCTTTGTCGTACCCTACGGCTTTCCAAGTGGCGATAGTTACCCCTTTGTTAGTTGCCCCGCCTTTGTCTGCTGGGTGGTTGGTAAATCCACCTTCCCAACTCAAAATGAAGGGGGATAATATTTCAATCCGTGCCATTGTCTGAATGTTTATTCGTTATCAACTCTACAATTTTTTCCGCGTCCTTCGCGCTTGCCGCCTGTACGATCTGCCGTATTATGTCCGGTACTTCCGCCGCGTTTACTTTGATTTTTTGCAGCTTCTCGCGTACGGAAATAAATTCTATCAATACCGCGCTGATAGTATAGACAACGGTAGCGAATGGAGCGACGTACCACGTGAACAATCCGGCTAAGAAGTCAAACATGAGGGCGAATACCATAACCCGTATGTAGTCCCCGATTTTGTTGAACGTCCGACGGTACTTCCTGCTTCGCAGTCCTTCCCCTGCCGCCTTCGCCGCCTTGCGCCCGTAGTACATATCTATGAAAGTAGCCATCGCCAAGAATACCCAGCAAATTAGCACAATGGCTACGCGCACCGCCACGTAAACCGTCAAGCCGTGCCAGTCTTCTTGCTGTATCAATTCCAACATATTAGTAACCTTCCGTTAATAAATCGTTCTTTACCATAGTTTTGATAGCAATAACCCTGCTAAGGTGTGCTTTATAGTCCGCTACCGCTTTCGCTTTGCGGTCTTCGTCCGTTTCTATACCCAACTGTGCGGCGTAATAGTCGTTAATCAAAGAAAATTCTTCGGTTTCGTCTATTTCGCTACGGATAACCGCACGCGTAAGGTTTTCGTAGTCCGGCTTCTGCCAAACCTGCACCGTATCGTAGTTGTAAACGGTCTTTTCGCCCGTTTCCGGGTCTTCTACCTTTTCTTCCACTATGTTGTAGTTATAGTGGTAAGAACCATTACCCAACGGTAAAATAATCGCGGGTCTAACGTCTGAACTTGATTTCATAAGGTGTAATTTTGTTTAATTTGTTAATTAAATATTCGCTGTCGCTGTATTTAGCCCAACCCCACCACGCGGCTAACGTCTGCTTAAATTCATCCTCGCTTAACGGTTTCTTCCGTTTCCGTAATTTAGCTATCTTACGGCAAAGGTTCTGTTTGATACGCTTCCTAAGCCGTGTTTCGTTCAAATAGAATACATAGCCCAAGAAATCAATACCACGCCCGAAGCTGTCGCGGTGGTCGTGTGCCACCGGAAAGACTTGTTTGTTCTGTTTGATTTCCAGCTTTACGTTAGCCGCCAAGTAGCTTTCAAACTCTGCCAGCAAAGCGTGAAGCGTCTTTTTGTCGCTATGCAATACTACAATGTCGTCGGCGTATCTGAAATAGTACCTTACCCGCTTTACTTCCTTTACCCAATGGTCGAAGTAGGTAAGTACAAGATTCGCTAAATATTGGCTAAGGTAGTTGCCAATCGGTAAGCCTTCCGCACTGTCTATTATTTCGTCCAAAAGATTGAGTAGCCGTGTGTCCTTAATCTTCCGGCGAACAATGGACTTTAGTACGGTGTGATCTATGGAAGGGTAAAATTTGCGTATGTCTATTTTCAAGCAATACGCGCAGCCTGCCTTATCTCTGTCTATAACGCGCCTTAACTTATTTGCCGCCGCTTGTATGCCACGCCCTTTTATGCAACTATAAGTGTCCGCCGTGAAAATAGACACCCATATAGGTTCTAAAATGTTCATTACGGCGTGATGTACAATCCGGTCGGGAAAGTATGGCAAACGGAAAATCTCGCGTTCTTTAGGCTCGTATATTGTGAAGGTACTATATTCCGAAGTCCTATAAGTTCCTGCCTTTAGTGCTTCGTGCAAAGATAAAAGGTTGGCTTCCTTGTTACGGTCGTGCAACTTCACGCCGTAAGAACGTAGTTTGCCCTTGCGGGCGCGTTCGTCCGCAAGGCGCAAATTATCCAAACTTATTATTTTATCGTAAAGGTTGCCTAACCTTTTCATAGTTGTTTCTTTGCTGATTAAATGGTGTTCTTCGGTTTCCCTACCAAACCCGTTAATGATTAATCTTTTCCGCCTTTCGGCGCGGTCTTTGTCCTTATTAGCTTTACAAAAAATCAGTATAGCTGAGAGCCGATATTCGCATTCGTATTCGTAGCCGTGTTATTCGTATTCGCGTACGAAAGCCCGGCATTCGCGCTGTTATTCGCATTACCGCCGAACAAGACACCCGAAGGACAAACAACCGTGAAAATCTTCTTACTCAAAATAATAGCGCGTTCCCGAAGCCCGCATAGTTACCTTTCGCGGAAAGGCGTTACGCTTCTTTATCTCCTGTAAAATGTATTTTATCTCGCTGGAATTTGTGAAGAACTTCTTCGCTTCGCTTTCGGGGTCATCTTTCTTGAACTTAATTTTCACGAGGAAGCGGTTCGCACCGAATTTCGTTTTCACGTCTTCGATGAAATCAATTAACCAAAACTGCAAATTGATTAGTTTCTGTTGCGTGGTTTCCGGGCAGTTAAAATGTTTGTTCGCTTCGTCCGGTTGAATGTTCAAGAACGAAAGGCTACCATCATCTGTGCTATTATTGTTTGAAGTCATTTTCTTGTATTTTTAATTGTTAAACATTCCGTTTCGTGACGTGTTACGCGGCGGGGATAAAGCAAAGCCGAGAGCCGATAGACGCAAACGTATTCGCAGCCGCGTTAATCGTACGCGCGCACGAAAGCCCGGCATACGCGCCGTTATACGCAGAACCGCCGAACAAG